GTAACTTTTAAAATAGAAGGTAATAATTTACTGCCTAACGATAACTGTAATTCTAAAACTGCATTATTAAATTTTTTAAAAACTTCAGCGGGTGAAGCATCCATAATTGCACCAATTTTATCAGCGCCTTCTTGTGCTGATTTTGCCAATGCCCTTAAAACGACATCAGCAGTCAATAAACCTTTTGATGCAAAATCTTTTAACTTACCTGATGCAATACCAGTTTCATCTGAAATCGCTTTTAATAGCTGAGGAACCTGTTCAGCAATACTTCTAAATTCATCGCCTTGTAAACGTCCAGAACCTAAACCCTGCGCTAATTGAGTAAACGCCGCGCTTGCTTCTGTAGCATTTAATCCCGCCAACTTAGCAATTGTATTAAAACCTATAAAAGTAGTTTCAATATCTTTTAAAGATATGCCCAGAGGTCTTAATCTTGCGAATATATCTGTTACTCCTTTTGTAGCTTCAACTATAGATAAATTAAATCTATCTTGCGCTTTTGTTACCAAATCTTGAACCGCAGCAAATTCTCCAAATTCAGAAGTTAAAACCTTCATTCTTAATTGCAACGCTTGAAAATTTGAGGCAGTACCTACAGCTTGTTTTGTTAAGACTGTTAAACCTATACCCGCAATTGCTGTTTTCAATCCTCCAAAGGCAGACTGTAATTTTGTTGTTTTATTTTGAACGCCCTGTAATGCTCTAGTGGCTTGACTAGCATCAACTGTAAGTTTTACATTAGCCTGTGCCACAAATAAAAAAAGCCTTTATCATATCTTACCTTCTATTTGCCTTTTGACGATTTATTTCCCTTTTTTCTTTTTCATACTTAACTTCATAATATGCAGCCCAATATATTAACTCTTCTTGAGTAATTGATTTTCTTAATTCTTGGATTGTTTTTCCTAATTCTGTTGCGAGAAAAAACTCAAAATTCAGCCAGTTATCTCGCTTTAATCGTTTTTTGCTGTATCAACATCTAATTTTATATCAAACAAAAATAATTCGATTTCATTTAATACGTTTTCAGGAAGTTCTCTTTGTAAATTTGGTGCATCTGCTAAAGCAAAAGCTTTTGTGCCATCTTCTAGCTCTGCCATTTGACAAAGAAGTTGTGTTGATACAGTAAGAGCCTCATCAGTGCCAGCCACACTTTGAGCTTTTTGCCTATCATATCTTGTTAAAGGTTTGAAATATAAATCAACTACTTTTTCGCCTTTTGCATTTTTAAATTCATATTTGCGTCTAGCTGACATCTGATCGCCATACGATTCAGTCAGCAAGTCAATTGTTCTTTTGTTTGGCATAGGCTTTTAATTAATTACCCTAATTTACTATATGTCTGAAGTAATTGCACCTGAAGTCTGGAAGGTGATATTTATTTCTTGAATTTCTCCAAGTGTTGCTCCATATTCTGCGCCTGTAATTATTCCAGAAAAGCCAAACTTTTTTGAACTCGCTGCATTATCGGGAAACAATTCAAACAATGCTCCAGCATCATCATTTGTTGTTAATATATCTTCAACAAAAGAAAGATAATCTGAGTTGCCAGCATTATCATAAATAAGGGTTGCTGAACCCTCTCCAGCAATCAGACCACCTATAAATGTTTTGGATGTGTTACCCATAACTGTAGTTTCTTGCGCATCTTTGGAAATAGATAAAGACCATGATCTTAAACCACCAATATCAGCTTCTGTACCACCAGCAGTATTGTGAAACATTATTTTACCAACATCACCTTTTAAAGCAGCCATAACAAAAAGAAAGTATTTATTTTATATTAACCTTTTTTCTGATAATTTTCTATCTCTTCAATAAGTTTTACTTTTGATTTTCTTTTATCTAACTCAATTCCTAGCTCTCTTCCTTTTATTTCAAGCTCATCTTTTGTTTTATTTTTAAGATTTTGTTGTTTTTCAAAATATCTTTTACAATGTGGGTCCCAATAAGCAGCCTCTCTTCTCCCCTTAACAGCTTCAATCGCATCAAGCATTTCTTCTGTTATTACAAGTTTAGGCATAATTAAAGTTCCTCGAAAATTTCAAAGGTCATTCGCAATTGAGTTTGAAATTGACCTTCAGGATTTGGATTGTCAACAACCTCTGGCCCGATTGGACTATCAAAGATTACATTTGAAACCGTTATTCTATTATACAAGTCCCGCAACCTTTTACCAATTGTGTAATTATCGCCTGAACCTATTCCCTGCGGCGTGAAGATATTAAAAACCACAATCCCATTAACTTGATTAGTTCCGCTTGAACTTCCAAGAGTTAAATAATTACTTTCCCCAAAGGTTGTAAGGCATTGAACAAAGGTTGTTACTGTACTGCTGTCATAAGACATATTATGAAAAACAACAGGTATTGCGGGGCTGCTGGCAAGCTCTGTCGCGACTCTTGCCTCAATTGTTGCTCGTACTGTATTTAAATCTGTTGCGGCCATTATTTACCCCTTATTTGTTTGTAAAGGTCTTGAATTTCATTTGCAAGTTCTTTTGCCAATAAATCAAGATGTCTTGCCTTCAATCCTTGTTTACTTCTATATGTACTACCCCAAGACGGCGGTAAACTTGTTCCAAACATAACAGGTTCCGCATATGGAACATTATTATGTATATTATATTTTTTTCTAAAATTTTCTTTTCCTAATTGATAATTCAAAGTTTTTGGAGGTCTTACAACAGTTCCTTTACCAGATGCGCCATATTTACCTTCTGGGGCGGGTGTGCCGCTTTCCGCGTTTTCTCCTATCTGCCAAGAAACAGCAAGCCTTCCAGAATCTACAGGCGAACCTTCTTTGACAATACGATCACCCGTTAGAACAGTTACAGACAATAAAGCATTGATTTGCTCTTCAGAATAATCACCAATTTGATCAATTCGTATTTTTCTCATGTTCTTAAATAACAAACAAAAGTTAATTTATCATTTGCAAGTTGATTTGTTTCTATTCTTATTATTGAATAAGTTACAGAACCGACAATAACTTTATCTTTAGTTGTTGGGGTAGAAGAAAGACTTGCTGCGGCAATATTAATTTTTTTATCTGTTGCTTCAATTAATTCGTTTACTTCACGCGCGTTGATTTCTTCAAGAACACCTCTTATAGAAGTGTCTGTATTTGATTCTGTAATTACACCTGTAGTCGTGTTATACGACCCTGCCGAAACAGCCCTAAAGGTTATATCAGCCGATAGCTTTTTATTTGTTAAAACTTTTTTTAATGCGTTACTAATACTCATAATCTATAAACAATAACAGTACCACTATCAAGTACAACAACAGAAAATGGGCCAAAAAATTCTGCGCCCGCTTTTAATTGAATTGATTTATGATCTCCAAAATATGCTGGTAAAATACTATCAAAATCTGTAATATCATCAACCGATGGAACTGAATCAAAAAGTTTTCCAACAGTGATTACAGAATCCTGTAATGCCACCATCTTACCAAAACGACCAGTGTGGGTACTGGTATCATTTATTATTTTTGCCGCTGGAAAATATGTTTTCACAATAAATAAGCAATTACAGTTCCACTTGTAAGGGTAATGCTTGTTATAACTCCTTCTATTTCAGCAGTGGATTTAAATTGTAATGAAGTTAAATCGCCTGTGATATTTTCAGAGACAAGAGTAGCGATAACAGAATCTTGCAATGCAGCTACTTTCCCAAATCGTCCCGTATGGGCTGCTGTATCATTAATAATTTTCGCCGCTGGGTAATAGCCCATGTTTTAACTCCTTTTAATTGAAATGTTAGCAGGCCCAGATATTCTAAGGCCGGTAAAATAGCGTTCAAATAATGGCGGAACCCTATCAGCGCCAGTTGATCCATAAAAGTTTGGCGTTACATTTATTGATCCAACCTGTACATTTGAAAAATCTTCAAGTCCACTTAATCCTAATCCATCCTTATTATTATTCAAATAAACAGCCAATATTACTTGCGCTTTTTTTACTTGATCTGGTATTTCTGTATCTGTAAAATAATCTGTTGTTATACGAAAAGGAAATCCAACAGCATATGTATTTACGTAAGTGTCTGGTTTTCTGACTCCTGTCCGCGGCCATTGCAAAGCTTGTGTATCTGTTGCCCTTGCCCCTAAAAATCTTTCGCGGTCAATTCTAACTGCCGCAGTAAATAAAGCTCTATTTCTATAATCGTCACTTGTCGAGCCAGCAATCCATGCGGCTACATCATCATCAACAACAAGTCCATCTACAATTGCATTTGCGTCTGTAAGTGTGATGTAACTATTTGCTGATGCGCTTCCCGCTGTTGCCGTGATTGTTATCGCCATTGTCGACCTTTAATTTTGATTTACGTTTTTTTGTTTTAGTAGGAATAGAAGCCACCTCTACGGCAGCTTCTTTATTCCTAATTCGCTTAAAAGCAAATAACCCCATTAACTAGAAGCACCTTTCAATGCTACAAAATTAATAACGATTGCTTCACTTAAATTACCAGCAGATGCATTGGTAACAGTGATCTTGAAAGAACCAGCAGCAATAGTGCTAACTCCTACAAGATATGAACCTGCTGTACCAGCAGAACCATGATTAACTACGACACAATCAGTAGCAGCGATTTTATCGTTTGTTACTGTAAATGTTACTTCAACTCCAGCGTCAAGCTGGGCATTGTCCATTGTAATCTGTCCACTCTCAGTATTAAGAGTTACACCTGTTGCTTTACTTGTTGCTTGCGTTACTGTTCCACCTGTTGTAGGGCCGGCAAGTTTACCAGCAGTAACTTCAAATGTTGATGGCATAATAAATTACCTCTAATCTTGGTTAGAAACGTTAGTGATTCTTACAATCCCTAAGTTCTTTGTTTCGTAAACCTTCGACCAGTTGGCTACGGTTTCAAGCTGTGATCTTGTTGGGTTTGTTGTAGTAACAGCCCATTTAGAACCGACAGGATGATATGTGTAATGCAAATCAATAGACATCGCATCAGATTTTGCAAGAATGTCTCTAT